GGAGAACAGATTCCTTATGATACTAATGAAATAGTTCATTTTAAATTTCCTAATATTAAAAGTATATATACAGGACTTGCCCCTTGGCAAAATATTACAGGTAGTTTGAAAACAAGTAAAAGTATGGACAACTTTGAATCTTCTTTATTTAAAAATAATGCAAGACCTGAAGGGGTTCTTTATACAGAAAATGTTTTAGGAGATAAAGTTTTTGAAAGAGTTAAAAAGGATTGGCAAAAAACATATTCTGGTAGTGGGAATGCTGGAAAAACTGCTGTTTTGGAAAAAGGGTTAAAATATCAAGCAATAACTATAAATCCAAAAGATTTGGCATTTTTAGAAGGAAAAAAGCAAATTAGAGAAATAATCGCTGCTGCTTATGGAGTACCACTTTCAGCAGTTACTACAGAAAATGTAAATCTTGCTAATGCTGTAGCAGGGGAAAAACAATATGCTTCTACAACAATTCTTCCTAGAGTTTTAAGAAACGAGGGGACAATTAATGAAAAAATGTTATCTTTATATGGAGATAACATTTTTATAAGTTTTGATAATCCAGTTCCCGAAGATAAAGAGTTTAAACTGAAGGAAAGGGAAACCTATGTTAGATTGGGAGTAAGAGTTATAAATGAATACAGGAGAGAAGATGGGTTTCAAGATGTAGAATGGGGGGATAAGCCAGTAAGTATGTTTTCTGCTTCTCCTGTTTCTCAAGGAACTCCCTCAAAAAATTCTGAAAATTCTAAAGAAGAATAAAAAATTTAAAATTAGGAGTATTTTATGAGTTTAATAACAAAATTATATTCAATCAAAAACACAGATTCAATAAAGAGTAAAACGCATTTTCCAGAACAATTAATTGAAATGATTGTTGCTACTGCAAAAAGTTATGAGATTAATCCTGATAAAGCTATTTTTTGTAGAAAAGGCTATGAACAGTCAAAAACGCCTGATTTTTCAGAGCAGGAGAAATCAGCGGTATCTTATATAACTACATCAAAAAAAGACAGAGATAATGAAATTGTCTATCCCGATGGGATAATTTTAGAGGAATATAGAAAACATCCAGTTGTTTTGGCATTTCACCGTTATGATGAAATTCCAATAGGAAAAAATTTATGGATTAAGCAAGATAACCCGCTAACAGGGTTAATTGCAAAGACACAATATGCAAACCATGAGGAAGCTGTAAAACTTTTTAATTATAGAAGGGATGGTTTTCCTCTTGCAACTTCAATCGGATTTATGCCTATTGAATATATTTTGAATGGAGATAGGGGTTTTGAAAAAGAATTAGCATACATGGTTTCTAAAGGATGGGTAAAAAATATTGAAGAAGTTAAAAATGCTTCTGCAATAATTAAAAAATCAGTTTTATTGGAATATTCAGATGTTTCTGTACCTTCTAATCCTGATGCTATACAACTTGCAGTAAGCAAAGGTATTAAAACATTTGTAAGTTTTGATAATTTAGAGTCATCAATGGAGAAATATGAGAAAAATGTTGAGGAAAAAGATTTGGAAATAGAAGAAGAAATTTCATTTATTGAAACTATTGTTGAAATGAAACCTGCTCCTGAAGAAACTGAAGAATCAATAAGGATTAGGATAAGAGACCCCAAGAAATTTAAAGAAGATTCTTTTAAAACAGTTAAAATTAAGAAAGATAAGCCAACTATAAGTTCTGTAATGGGAAAATTGAAGGATGAAACAACTATGACAATTCAAAGTTTAATATTTCCTAAATCTGAAGGTTGGACGAAAAAAGAAGCTATAAAATGGGTTAAAGAACATAAAGATTCATTAAAAGATTTTCAGGATGAAGAAACAAAAGAAATTTCAAAAGAGAAAACTAATTCTCCTCCTGAAAATTTAGTTGGAATTGATAATAAAACAGCAGGATTAAACAATGAAATTAGCGTTGGAGATGTTTATAGTGCAATTGATATGGCATTAATGAAAAAAGATTATGGGATATATATTGTAGATTTATTCCCAAATAAATATCCCGATGGATATGTAATTGTTGTAGAAGGTAGTAATTCTAAAAGGGTTTATTGTTCTTACGATTATAAATACGATAAAAAAGAAAAAACTGTGGAATTATCTAATGAAAAAGAAGTTTATCCTAAATATGTTTCTAAAAATTTAGATTTAATGAAAGATAAAAATAAGATTAATGAAGAAGTTTTAGGAGAATTAAGGGAAGAGAGGATTCTTTTTGATGAAAGTTTTGATGGGAATATTCTTGTCTGCAATGAGTTTGAGGTTAAAAAAGTTAATGTTGGAATTGATATTTTCAAGGTTAAAAAAGAAATTGAAGAAAGAAAAATAAGTATTAAGGAAAGTTTCAAAAATTTTGTATCTTTATCTTCAAAAAACATGGAAGAATGGGCAAGTTTATTTATTCAGTTTGAAGAAAAAATATTTGCTTCAAAAATTGGAGAAGATTTAATTAAAGAGTTTTGTAAGGAATATGATTTATTATACAAAGGCATTGATGATATTGATGAAAAATTAAAATCTAAAGATAATTTTTTCATAGAGATTCATCCTGAAAGCGAATTTGATGAAAATTCATTTGTGTCAAAGACTATAAAAACGACTGATGAAAAGCAGATAGAGATTAATATTGGGAAAACGAAATCAAATGGAGTTAAAAAAGTTTCTAAAATAATCTTTGACAAGAAAAATGGATGGGAACAAAAGGCTGCAATGTCTTGGATAGCAAATAATGACGTAAATAAATTTGCAGAAGAGGGTGATTTGTCAGCTTTAGATGTAGTGAAATTAACAAGAACCTTACTTGATGACAATAATAAACAGGTTCTTGAGTCTGTAGAAAGAATGTTGAAAAAAGCGATGGGAAGGGTGGAGGTTTAAATTATTGGAGAATACGATATTATGTTATCAGTATTTAGATAATTGTCAAAAAATCCTGTCATTTGATTTGGAAGTAATAACTTAAAAAAATAAATTTAAATAATAGGAGTTATGAATCATGACAAAAGAAGAAATTGAACAAATGATGAAGTCTGCGCTTGATGAATCTAATAAATCAACAAGCAAAACTGTGGAAGAAATGTTGCAAAAGTTCAGTACACAGACTTCAGTTACAAGAAAGCAACCAGTTGAGGATGATATTTCTGGTGATGAGACGTTAGGGTTTAAGAGTTTTGGTGAATTTGCAAAGGCAGTTTACAAATCAGGGAAACCGGGGTCAGAAATTGATTCTAGGTTGATGTTGAAAGACGCTTCAGGAATGAATGAAGGAGATGGTTTTGACGGGGGGTTCCTTGTTCAGAGAGATATCTCCAGCAAATTACTTGAAACTGCATTCCAAACAGGAGTTGTTGCGCCAAGATGTTCAAGGATTCCAATATCTGCAAAATCCAATGGGCTTACGATGTATGGAATAGATGACAAGGATAGAAGGAATGGTGGTAGGTGGGGTGGAATAGTCACTTATTGGGAGAATGAAGCTGATAAGATGACTGGTAAAAAGCCACGCTTTAGGGAAATGGATATGAGACTTAGGAAACTTACTGGATTGGTATATGTTACCGATGACTTGCTTGAAGATACTGTAGCTTTGGGCGCATTTTTGTCAAGGGCGTTTCAGGAAGAATTCAATTTTAAAATTGACGAAGCTATAATTATGGGTAAGGGTGCTGGACAGCCATTGGGGATTTTAAACTCTCCTTGTCTTGTTACAATTGATAAGGAGGCTGGTCAGGCTGCACAAACGATAAATTCATACAATTTAGCCAAGATGTTCACTTCTATGCCTGTTTCCTCTAGGACTAAAGCCGTATGGCTTCTTGACAGTTCTTTGGAAGAGAGATTAATGCACATGACTTTAGAAGGTACTTCTGGACAAATCCCTATTTATCTTCCTCCTAATGGTTTTTCTGAAAAACCGTATGGAACATTGTTTGGTGCGCCTGCATTTCCAATTGAGCAAATAAATCCATTTGGAGAAAAAGGTGATATTATTTTTGGAGATTTCAGTCAATATTTAATTATTGATAAGGGTGGAGTTAAAAATGCTGCCTCTATACACTTGAGGTTCGATTATAACGAAACAGTATTTAGGTTTACTCTTAGAATGGATGGACAACCAATACGTTCTGCTCCAATAATTCCATACAAAGGTGACAAATTGCTTTCTCCATTCGTAACACTTGCTGAGAGGGCGTAAGTTTAAAATTAATTTAAAATAATAGGGAGTTAAAATATGAAATTGACAGGTAAAAATAGATTTTTGTGTGGGGCTGTCCCAAAAGATATAAATGGTGTAGGAGTAAGTACACCATATATCAATATGGGAAGGGTTGATTTTGCTGCTTTTATGGTATCTATAGGGGTTTCTGATGCTATTGCTGCAATAACGTTGACACAGGCAAAAGATGCTGCTGGTACAGGTGCAAAATCGCTTAAATTAACTCAGTACCATGAAAATGTAGGATTGTCTACAGACGCATTAACGAAGGTTGAAGCGACAGGAGATACTTTTAATACTGTTGCTACTGCTAATAATCTTTATGTTGTTGAGGCTGATTCTAGGGATTTAGACGAAGATTTTGGATTTGTAAGACTTAACGTTTCAGACCCTGGTGCATCGGTTTTTTGTGCAATTGATATTGTTGCAGATTCAGGCAGATTCATGGAAGTTGACGCTCCAACGTTGCTGTAATAGATTATTTTTTAGTGTTGGTAGTTGGATAATTTAAAAAATTTAACTACCAACATTAATTTTTAAAATTATTGGAGGTATGTAGAGTGATGGCAAAAAATAAAAAAGATAATCCTGAAGAAAAAGCAAGTAACTTACCATAGGACAAAAGTTCTGTGACTTTTGAAAGAAAGTCATAAAGTTACCAGCAGACTAATAGGAGATTAAAATTTGTTAGTAAACGATATTCAGGAAATTAGAAACATTGAGATGTCACCTCAGTCTCAATCTCTTTGGATGCAGATTAAACAGTCCTGTGTGGTAAGAGCAGTGTTTGCATCGTTAAACCCTGAAATATCCCTGCGAGAGGAAGTCGGATTTAACAACAACTCCGATGTTGTTAATACGCATAATCCTAATACACAAGGAGGTATAAAACTATGTATGTGTATGTGATTAGTAAAAATGGAAAGCCTTTAATGCCTTGTTCTCAGGCAAAAGCAAAACATTTGCTTAAAGCAAATAAGGCAAAATGTGTTAGAAGAAATCCATTTACAATTAAACTTTTATGGGATTGTGAAGAAAACACACAAGATGTTGTAGCAGGAATGGACACTGGAAGCAAAACTGTTGGCTGTGCTGTCATTACTAATTGTAATGTAGTTTATCAATCAGAAATACAGTTAAGACAGAATGTTTCTAAAAAAATGGAACAAAGAAGTATGTATCGTAGAAGTAGGCGTGGTAGGAAAACAAGATATCGAAAACCTCGTTGGCAAAATCGTGCTTCTATGAGAAAAAATGGAAGGCTTGCACCAAGTATTAAGTCTAAAATTGATTCTCATTTAAGAGAAAAGAAATTTGTTGAATCTATTTTACCAGTATCAAGATGGAAAGTTGAAATTGCAAGTTTTGATATTCACAAAATATCTAATCCTTCCGTAAGTAGTGTGGATTATCAGAATGGAAGGCAAAAAGGTTTTTACAATGTAAAAGCGTATGTTTTGAATAGAGATAATTACACTTGTCAAAAATGCAAAATAAAAAAGGGTAAATTACATGTTCATCATCTTGTATTTCGTAGTAATGGCGGTACAAATACAATAACCAACTTAATTACTCTTTGTTCAAATTGCCATGATAAATTACATAGTGGTGAATTTAAAATTAAAGGAATAAAAAGTAAAACTAAACATGCTACTGAAATTGGGATTGTAAAATCACAATTGAAAAAACAATTTGGGATTTTTGAAGAAACATTTGGATATGAAACTAAATTTAAAAGAGAACAAATATTAATTTTCAATAAGACTCATTACAATGATGCGATAGCAGTTTGTTGTGAAGAAGGGGAAATAGTTGATTCAAATAATATTGTTTATTTCAAAAAGCATGTATTTAAAGGTGATTACAAACAAACAAAAGGGTTCCGTTCTGAAAAGAAAATGTCAACTGGCAAATTGTTTGGATTAAGAAAATTTGATTATGTCCAAACAATAAAAGGCATTGGATTTATCAATGGAAAAAGGGGTTCAGGGTTTTTTGAAATAGCAGATTTAAATGGCAAATTAATTGGTAAATCAGTAAATGTTAAAAAATATTGTGTTAGATTAAAAGCAAGAACAACAACTTTGATAGAAAGGAGAGAGGAACATTCCATCATGGGCAATCTCTTGTGATTCTCTGTTTCAATTATTATGAATAAAATAAATGAAAGAAAAAAGAAAATGGTTGGGGAATCTTCTGAAAAAGCAATTGTAAAGTCAAAGAAGTCCAATTAAAAATAACCCTTCTTACAGACC